TCCCAAAGACCTTTTCACCTCTGCAATATACGCAGTATGTACTTTAAACCCATATTTCTTCTCAACATATTCCTGTATCATTTTATATGTGATTTTCGGTTTCGGCTGATATTTCTTCGCTCGCTCCGCTATTGTATCCAGCGGCACCTTGCCCTCACCTTCCCCAAATTCCACTTTTACATTAATAACACTGTCTGGTGATTTGTGGGACAAAAGTACAATAGTCTCAACATGATTATCGTTGTCCAAACCAAATCACATACCTTTTTATTTCTTATCTGTCTTTTGTTCCAATAGTTTTATAGAGTTCAAATAATCTTCTTCTACATCACTGATGGTTCTTGCTTTATATTTTTTATATTCATCTGTCGCCTTATCAACAGCTTGCTTATGAGAAATATTTCCATTTCCCTGTAACAACTGTTCTCCACTCATTATAAGTATACGATCCAGATGTTCTGCCCAATCCCTCATAGTCATTACCTGTTCACGTTCTGCCTGACGTTCTGCAAAATCCAAATACCCAGACACAAGCTGCCCCATTGCCCGAAGTTCCTTTTCACTCAAATAATTCTTGGCTATAACAGCTTCTTTCAAAGTTGGTTGATTTCCCACAAATGTTGTAAGCCCCATGAAATCTTTTTCAGCATCTGCCCGTGTATAAATAACCTCAGCTGCCGTTTGTCCATGAATGGCATAATGAATTTTGTTCTGCACTTTTTTAAAGAATAAAATAGATATTTCTGCTTTTGGGTCATAATCAATACTGGTAGCGTAAATTTCCAAAACTTGTCTATAAAATACTTTTTCAGAAGCACGTATGTCTCTGATTCGTTCAAGTAATTCTTTAAAATAGCCACCGCCCCCCAGATTTTTCAACCGTTCATCATCCAGTGCAAAACCTTTTCGCATATATTCTTTCAATACATTGAGCGCCCAAATTCTGAACTGCGTACCACGCTTGGATTTCACACGATAACCCACAGAAATAATGACGTCCAAATTATAATAATCAACCTGATATGTTTTTCCATCTGCCGCAGTTGTTGCAAAATTTGCAACAACTGATTCTCTCACTAGCTCTCCTTCAGAAAAGACGTTTTTTATATGCCTCGAAATCGTTGATTTGTCTCTTTGGAATAATTCAGCCATCTGGTCAATGGATAACCATACGGTATCTTCATCAAAAGTCGTTTCAATTTTTGTCAGGCCATCTTCTGTTGTATAAATAATGATATTCGACTTCTGCTCCATAGTCTCCCAGTTATTCACCTATACACCCCATTTCTAAATTATACAACACTCGTTACACTTTTATCATATAATTACTTTTCTGTGTCTTTCGTACTCTAATATTTATGCAATTAGCAATATCAAAGATTGTACTCTTTCAATATAGTAATTTAATATAAAATTATATATGTCTTTTTGACTATCTTTTTATATCTTCTCAAATGTCCGAATAGCCCCATTTTATCAGCTATTCGGGCATTTTGTATTAGTGGTAAACCTCACATATCAAGGTCTAACTTCTTATATTTTTCCTATCAAACGTGGTTAAAATCGTGGTAAATACTTTTATGCGATTAGACGCTGAACCTCTGATTTTGCCGTATCTATGGACGCATGAGCATACCAGTTCATCGTGATACTGATGTTTGAATGCCCCATGATATACTGTAAATCCTTTGGGTTCATATTCTTGCTTGCCAGCCTTGTGCAGAACGTATGGCGTAGCGTATGTGGACGTGTCAAGTATGGGACAAAAAAAATATTTCTTTTTTCTTGCCGGATAGTACCTGACCATTCCAATCAGGTACCCCAGCACTTTTATTATCTTCCACAAAATCGCTCTTGTCCAGAACATTTTATCTCTGCCCTAAAAATACATCATCAAAATTCCATTCAATTTCGATTTCCTCCTGGCTATGCACCCGGATAACCTTGATGATCTCCCGTAACTTCTCTGTATCGAATTTCTCCATGTTCAGAAATTCTTCCAGTTTCATTTCCTTCGCAGTATTGTCCTGCTTAAGCATCTTGGCATCACGTTCAGACTCTGCTATCTTTCGTCTGATTTCTTCCAGCTGTCTGCCTATCTTTTCTGCTTTCTGCTTGTACAGTTCCCGATCAATACAACCATCTTTGTACCCATCATAAAGTCTCATTTTTTCAGAAGACAACTGGCGGCTCTGTTTCAACAATTCTGCAACATTCGTCTCCATACCTTTGCTCTGGTTCTTTGATTTAACAATTTTCCGGTTTTCCAGCATGGAAGATGCAAACTGATGAACAAGTTCCAGGATATGCTTTTCCATTGGCTCACGTCTGACCACCAGGCTTCGACAGACATGATCACCGCTGGTACGCCCATCCGAGCATTTCAGTAGATGCTCCGTTTCTCTTACCAGACAATGACCACAGTGTGCACACAACATCAGTGCTGGCTGTTTCTTGCGTCTTGCCAGTGTATAATTGGTTCTTGTTTCTACAACACCTCTGGATTTTTTCGGATGCAGTCTGTTCGCTTTTTCAAACAGTTCCCTGTCAACAATCGGATCATGGTGGTTTTCCAGCCTGATCCAGTCAGACTCGTCATTAAGAACCGCCTTATGACCGGTGTGCATACTGCAGCGTGTTTTACCCCATATCCGGGTTCCAATATAAATCTCATCCCGTATGATTGCAGATACTGTGGTTGGATTCCAGCGTTTTTTCATGATGGTATCAAATCGTCGGAACTGAACCTGCTCTCCTCTTGACATTTTCTGCTCATCACAGGTGGCAATTTCCTGTTTGTTCAGTTCCCTTGTGATCTCTGCAAAGCTCATACCTTCTGCAGCCATCTGGAAGATCATCTTCACCACTTTAGCCGCATCTGGATCAACTTCCAGCCTTCCATCTTTGCCCTTTCTATAACCATATCTGGCATTTACCGGAAGCCTTGTACCGTTTTTCATTCTGGTCTGCATTGCGGATGAGATTTTTTTCGACAAATCCAGGCTATACATGTTATAAACCAGATTTTTCAAAGCCACATTCATACCGCCGGTCATCCCAGAGCTTGCTGCACTGTCATAACTGTCATTAATGGAAATAAACCGGATCTGAAGAAGCGGGAAAATATATTCAATATAAAATCCCACTTCCAGATAGTCCCTGCCAAACCTGGAAAAATCTTTCACGACTACGCAGCCGATCTGTCCGCTTTTCATATCCTCCTGCAGCTGTTGAAAACCATTGCGTTTGAAATGGGTGCCGCTGACACCGTCATCCACATATTCCAGGATATCTGCCTCATCCACACCAAGCTGATCGATCACAAACGATTTCAACAGGATCCTCTGAGAAGTCACACTGTCACTTTCCAGTTTGGTTCTGCCATCCACATTCCCATCTTCCATAGATAAACGGATATAGACAGCTGTTTTCTTATTTTCTGTCATCTTGACTGTGCCTCCTTCTCTTTCATTATCTTTTGCAATTCAGCGAACTGGTCATCATATACCAGTTTGATCTCATAATCATACTTACCATGGATAATAATGGAATCCACAAAGGCTTCCACCATTTCTTTTGTCAGCTTCCGCTTAGACATATAAGTATGTATCACTTTCCCCCATCCTTCTTCGATATGATAATCTTTGGAATACCGTACCTGCGCCGTCAATACTGCATCCAGACGGCTCTTGATGTTTTCTATTTCATTGGAATAGATACGGGAAAACTGGATGTACTCTTCTTCCGTAATCAGGCGTTCTGAATAATCCTCATATAAATCAGATTTGCGCTTACTGATCCGGCTCAGTTCCCGCCGAAGTTTCCCTACTTCCTTGTCCAAAAGCAAATATTGCGTCTGGTTTCTGGAAGCGGAGTTCATTTCCCGGATCATTTTTTCTGTATCCAGTACGGTTTTCATATGTGACTGGATCAGACGAAGAACATCTTCATCCACATATTCTTTTTTGACCCTGTGCCCCTTGCACTGGTTCCCTCCTGATTTATGGTTTGCATTGGCACCGCAGATATAATAAAATGTCCCGGATTTTTCCCTGGACAGGATCATGCGGTTGCCACATCCTCCACACCTGATCTTGCCGGTATAAAAATTCTGGCTCCGGATGGCTCCATTATTCAGCTGATGTCGCTTTTTATATTCCTCCGTAAATTCCCGGATTTTGTCCTGCACCTGTCGGAACAGTTCTTTATCTATAATCCCTTCGTGGGTATTCTCTGCATAGATCCACTCACTCTCCGGTCGGTTTCTCTGCTTGTTTCCCTGAAAAACGCTCTGCTGATATTTTCCATATACGGAATCCCCGGTACAATGAACATCCTGAAGCACACGTTTTACTTCATAATTATTCCACGGTTTGGACTCTGGGGATGGCTTTTCCCCGGATCTATAATATTCCCTTTGCAAAGTTGGGGACAAGACACCATCTGCATTCAGTTTTTTTGCAATATCACTGTAGCTGTAGCCATCCATATACATAGAGAAAATTGCCCGTAAATGTCCGGCAGCTTCCTCATCAACTACCAGCTGATGTCTGTCCTGTTCTGATTTCCTATATCCATAGGGTTCCCAGGCACCGGTAAATTTTCCTTCTCTCCATAGGGCTTTTTTTGCACTGCTGCTCTTTTTTGCAAGGTCTTTGGAATAGAACTCATTGATAATATTCTTTAAGGGAACAGTCAGATCTACTCCCTCACGGAAAGAATCAAAATCATCCGTCACTGCCAGGAACCGTACATGAAAGAACGGGAATACACGCTCAATATAATTGCTTGTTTCTACATAATTCCTGCCAAGCCTGGACAAATCCTTTACAATCACGCAGTTGATTTTCCCATGCTTGATATCTTCCATCATCTGCGTAAATCCAGGACGGTCAAAATTTGTACCGGAATAATCAGAATCCTTATAAACTTCTGCAACCGAAATATCCTCTGTATCAGCCACATAGTTTTTCATCAGTTCCACCTGGGTTTCTATCGTCCCCCTCTCTATCGTTTCCTCTGTTTCCATAGAAATCCTTGCATATAACCCTGCCCGGAACGGTCTTTTGATCTCTTCCTGAACGGCTGCACTGCTGACCGTTTCAGGAATGCTTTTCCTGCTTTTTCGTGCCATTTTATACAACCTCCTTTATCTTGACCCGCAGATTGTTATCCGGGTCTGCTGCAACCTCCACTCCCATAGCCGGAAGCTGTGTCAGCAATGCCTGATAACAGTCATCAAAGTCAAAGACGATCTCAATATTCTTTTTGTCATGGACTCTGATTTCCCGAATCAATTCCACAATTACCGTCCTGGTCAGCACTTCAATATCCTGATATTTCACAAAATAATCCAGCCATGTGTTAGAAGCATCTGCTTTTTCCAACATGTTATCCATTTCTTTCTGGATTGCCCGGATACTCTCTTCTGCATTCCTAAGCCTTTTTCCATATGCTGCATGAAGTTCTACATAATCTTCTTTTGATACGATGCCCTCTTTCATATCGGAATAAAGCATCATGCGGAGTTCCTTACAGCGTTCTGTCTCCATTTTTTTCTTTTCCAGCCTGTCCTGGAGTTTTTTCACATTGATTTCCTGAAATGGTACAGTCCCGATAAACTCCAACACCCTTTTCAAATGCATGATGTTATGGATATGCTGTTTCAGCATTACCAATACCACGTTTTCCAGATCTTTTTCCGGGATTCTGTGACTGGAGCAGCGTTTCGTTTCTTTATTTGTGGAACATAAATAATAGGCATATTTCTTTCCACCAACTGTTGAGACCTTTCTCGTCATCGGTGCCCCGCAATCCGCACATACAGCAATGCCGGACAGCAGATACACCTGCTTCTGGTCAGGAGAAGTACGGGTATCCATCCCCAAAAGCCGCTGGACGATCTCAAAATCCCTTTCACTTACCAGCGGCTCATGGTTCTTTTCAATACGGATCCAATCATCTTCCGGCTTTACGTAGGACTGCTTCACTTTATGGTTCGGTGTCGTACGTTTCCCCTGCACAAGGTTTCCAATGTAAACCTCATTTTCCAGTATTCTGCGTACCGCAACAGAACTCCAAAGAGCCTGCTCTTTCTGTCGGAACCCGGTTTCATAATGACTCCCGCTGCTAATCTTATATTCAAATGGTGAAAGCACACCCAGTTCATTCAGGCGGTTGGCAATCGCATCCTGGCTCATTCCCTGCAGTTTCATCTTAAAGATGTCCTGTACTACACTGCCTGCAACCGGATCAATCTCCAGCTTATGCTTGTCTGCCTTAACTTTCTGATACCCGAATGCCACAAAAGGTGTCACACATTCTCCCTTTTTCCTCTTAATTTCAAGGTTACTTCTGATCTTAATGGAAATGTCACGGCAATAAGCATCGTTGATTAAGTTTTTGAATGGGATAATAATTTCATCGGCCTGATTCTTTCCCTGAAGGCTGTCATAATTGTCATTTATGGCAATAAAGCGTACACCAAGAGCCGGGAATAAACGTTCAATGTACTTCCCGGAATCAATGTATTCCCGCCCAAACCGAGATAAATCTTTCACCACTACGCAATCAACAATCCCACGCCTGATATCTTCCAGCATAGCCTGGAATGCAGGGCGCTCGAAATTAGAGCCTGAGTAGCCATCGTCAACCCGGACGGAAACAACTTCTATATCTTTTTTGTCTTTCAGGAAATCCAGAATCAGAGCCTTCTGGTTAGAAATGCTGTTACTTTCCATTTTTGCAGAACTGGAAAGATCGCCATCTTCTTTGGATAATCTGACATAGATGGTGTCGGACGGCAAATTGATGGAAACGCAAACAGCGAATTATTTTTCCGACATTTATCCTATTGACTGCGCAGTGCTGTCTGCAAATGCATAGTCCTGTCAAAAATGCTACACGTTGT